CTTTCTACTTGTAATGTTGATAATAAAACAACAACGCCAGCTAATATTGCGACGACACCAACCATAATAATTAATGATGGCAAACTAGAATTTATGTTAGAAGCTAGCTTACACATTACGCCAAATGATGTCATCATGAATATCATTCCGGCCACTGCTGGGACTAATTTGCTTGTATCTATTAACGATAAAACAACAACTGCCGCGGCCATTACAGCAACGGCTACTGTAAGTGCAATAATGTTTTTCATGCTGTCTTGCGCATACTTTGTTACGTAAATAAGACCGACCATAAAAGATGTCAATATACCAACAGCAACTATACCTTTAACTAATGAACCGATATCTAATAAACTTAACACAACAGCAACAGCTGCCAATATTGCTATAGAAGCAGACATGGCTAAAAGGGTAGATGATATTTTAGCTGAATCTTTACCAGCTAATTTCGTTATGTATACTAATAATGCTATAACGCCAACCAACAAACCTATTCCAACAATACCTTTTGCCATTACACTAGGATCCATATGGCCCAATAATGACATAACTATGGTCATTATAAACATAGAAGCGGACATTGATAGTAACACAGTGCTCAATCGTTCCATTGTTCCATACCCAGCTAATTTCGTAATCAATGTTAACAATGCTATAATTCCAACAAATCCTAGCATAGCAACATAACCTTTAGCTAATTTTTGCGGATCCATATGACCTAAAATACCAATAACTACAGCCATTAGCAACATGGCTGCTGCAAATTGTATCATGGTTTTACCAACTGACTCAATGGCACCGCCAGACATTTTTGCTATTAATGTTAATAAAGCTATAATGCCTACAAATCCCATCATAGCAGCAAAGCCTTGTACTAGTGCTTTAGTTTCCAAACGTCCAAGCATTTTAATAACAATAGCCATTAATAGTATAGCGACTGACATTTTGACTAACATTTTTCCAAGTCCATCTATATTTTTTGCGGACTGTCCTTTAACTACTTTGCCAAACACTAAAATCACGCCGGCTATAGCAGTTGCTATTAGACCAACACCTATGAACCCTTGAATCGCTTGATCTTGATTCAATCCACCTAGCATTTTAACTGCTATCGCAATTAGAAGTATCGCGCCAGCAATTCCAATAAGCATAGCTAATAGACCTGATGATTCGAAAGTTTTTGACGCTGCATCTATTTTAGTTGAGCTTTTAGTACATACTTCAGTGATGACTACCAAAGCGGCTAACATGCCAACGACTGCGCCTAGTACACCTACTGCATCCCACAGTTTATCAGTATCTTGATGCGCTAAAACAATCAAAGCTGCTATTAAAATTGTTACTGATATCACTAAATCTTTTATAGCATCCATACGCATTTTAAACGCAAATGCTTTAAAAGTTTTGGCTAAACCTTTTAATGACTTAGCAATACCTTTTTGTGATGCTTTTATTACTCCGGCAACGGAATCAAATATTTTATTCAATCCATGCAATGGTTCGGAAATAAGTTCTATAAAATCAAAAGATTTTTTAATACCAACAAACATACCACCAGCTAATATGCCAGCTATAACGGTTCCGATATCTAAATTTTTGACTATGTTTATTATTTTTGAGCCGAGATCAGTTATGAAATCGTAAATCCATGATGCTCCATTTTTCAACCCATTAAATAAACCTGAAATAATATTTCCACCAATTTCAAAGAATTCGGTAGATGGAGAATGAATACCTAGAATGGCTTTTATCTTTTCAAGCAAAGTAGTGCCTAACCAAACGATTGCATCCCATGCTGAACTAGCTCCGGTTTTAAGTCCGTTGACCAAACCAGAAATAATGTTTTGTGCAATTTCGGAGTCTTTAATTGCTATTATCCACCCTTTTATACTACTGAATGCCGATTTTAAAAAACTAACAAAACCATCAAATACTTTTTGAGCTACACCGGATTCAATAATAGCATTTATCCAGTCTTTAACAGCTTTTACGGCAATTGTAATATAAGGGGTTAAAAACTTAATAGCTTTTGTTAATAGACTATTTTGCGAAACCCAATCGCTAAATTTAACAAGGACATCACCAACAGAAGCTGTAACATCCAAAATATCAAGATTAAATGCTCCCAATACATTTTGAGCTACTGTAAAAACAGTCTTAAAAGTGCCACCAGTTATCGATGTGATTAGTTTTATGATAGCAAATAAACCTTTAAATGTACGCTTTATCTTATCGGCCGTCTCATCGTTAACTTTTAGTTTCATCGATAACTTATGGAAAGCAGCTATAAGATTATACAAACTTTTTGCTCTTTGATTAGCAATTTTATTGTTATCGGTAGTTCCATGAAATACTTCGTCCCATGCATCTTTCACTGAATGCAACACTTTAACGAGACTTTTACCTATTGTCTTAAAAGAGTCAAATATAAGCCATCTACCATTGATATTGTCTATGTTAGCACTAAAATTAGAAACTGACATTCCAACTTTATCAGCTTCTTTTTTTAATTGTCTAAGAGATTTTATTTCCTTATCATTAAGACCAATATGCTTCAATTCAGCATCAGACATTTTAGTAAGAGCTTCCAAATTTTTTGATTGTGACTTTGCGGAATCTCCTTGCACCTTTGACGATTTATTCTTAGCTTCTGCATATTTGGTTTCATAACGAGTAGAATCACCTAATTTCTCATTTACCAAATTCTGCGCATGAGCCCAATCATAACCGGCCTTTGTAAGCTTATCAAATCTTTCTTGTCCGTTACCCCAGTCGCCTCTAATTATTTGGTTTACAATCTCACCATATTTTTCTAAACTTTTAGAAGCTTCCTTAACGCCATCCGCGGTTTTCTTTATATGCTTCGTTATAGCTGTAATTTCTTCACCTAGTTTTTTAAAACTTTTACCTAAAGCGCTTTTAAGCATTGCATTTCTAGCATTGGATATGTTATTAATAATTCCACTAAAGAAATCATTAAGAGGAGTAAATAAATCTTTTGCTTCTTCAAAGTCGCCTACTAATATTCTCCAAGTTTGTGACCAACCGGATTGAGCAGCTTCCTTTAAGGTGTCCATTAACTGTGAAAAAGTCTTAACTTTGGTAGCTGCGTCTTCAGCAGTATCGGCCATTTTTAAAGTTTCTAGAGCTTCCTTTTTAGTTATCTTTCCGGATTTAGCCATTTTTTCAGCTAACTTGTCGTAAGAAGCAGATCCATCTTTATTGGTTTCTACCGCTTTTTGAGCAGCTGTAATTTCTTTTTGAGTTACTCCGGTTAATTTTGCCAAGTATTCGGCAGCACCGGATTTTGTCATTTTGCCAAGAGTTTCGGTAAGTATTTTTGATGTTATCCAGCCTTTTTGCAAACTTTCTCTAAAAGATCCACTTTTCTTTATGATCTCATCTACTGCTACTCCATGTTCTTTAGCGGTTTTCTTTAAAGCATCTTGAAAAACTTGACCGCCCATACCAGCATTTTCTACTGATTTCCAGTCCATAAGCTGAACTTTACCGGCAGCAAGAGCCTGAGAAAGCTGATACATTGCAGTAGAAGCTTGCTGAGCGTTCGAACCTGATACCGCGGCAAGGTTAGCTATACCTTGTATTGATGATACTGATGTTTTCAACTTAACCCCGGCAGCTGTAAATGTACCTATGTTTCTAGTCATTTCAGTAAAATTATAGATAGTTTTATCAGCATATAGATTCAACTCATCGAGAGCTTTATTTACATCGCCTATTTTTGTTCCTTCTTTTTGGGTATTGGCCAAAATGGTTTGGACAGAATTTATCTGAGTTTCATATTCTTCGAAGCCAGATTTAACAGGATCGATGGTAAAAGCCGATACAAGTCTTTTACCAGCATTTACTGCCGAATTAGTTATATTAGCTAAGGCGGTAACGCCCATAACTTGTAATGCTGAAAATTTGGCTTTAACGGAGTCTAAACCAGAGCTAATAGAAGAAACATCAACGTTCTTTGCACTACGACCAACTTCTTCGAGCCCTTTGGATGCTCCAGACAGATTCAACTTTTGTTTAAATTTATCTAGAGTCGACATCGTTTGATTAACATTTGATTCAAATTGTTTATTGTCGAATCGCATTTCAACAACTCTTTCGTCTATTGTTTTGCTCATAATTTAGAGACCTCCTTCCAAGCATCTTCTGCGATTTTATCAAAAATAGGACGGATTGCAGGGTTGATGTAATCTTTTCCCTGAACCCATCCTCCGCCTTTAGTGGCATGTCCATATTGCAATATTATTGCTATATTAACTCCATTTTGAATATTTGAATTGCAAAATGAAATGGTCGCTGAGCCATTTTTATTCTCTATTTCGTAATACCATGATTCAGCAGTTTTTCCGGTATCATGAGGCGTTGCAGACGAAAGGGCTGCCACTCCCTCTTTACCATACTTGTCGAGAACGCCAAGGTGTGTAACCTCTTTTGCTCTTTCCAAAAATCTTGTTAATTTAGAGAAATCTCCCTTTTGTCTGAAACTAATCATTTTAAATACCTCTTTTAAAGAAGCTCATTAACTCTCTTCTGAACTGAAGCATAATCATATCCAGCGGCTTTTAGTTTCTTCTTACGTGCATCGCCATTTCCCCATTTACCATTGATTACTTCTTTGGCAATGACATCGATAGATTTTTTCGCTGTTTTCTTTTTGGTATCGGATTTCTTTGAAGTTGTTGACGTCTTAGCTGTTGATGCTTTAAGACCAACCGCTTCAATAAATCCTTTTGCGATTTTGCTAATGTTTTTATTAAATTTTTCAATGTCATCGGCATTGCTTATAAAGCAGCATTCTACAAGACGATAGTTCACGCCTCTAAATGCTGCGCGATTAGGATTTGCTAAATCGTTTCTATACGCAATTGATGCCGAACGCCCAGGAAACATGCCTGTAATAAATTTGGCAATATTTCTGTCATAGTTATCGGCCTTTAGACCTTCTTTGACAATAACATGTCCGCCTTTGGCAGAAGCAGAAGCACTGTCAAGATGCAGTTCACAAACAACAGCGCCTTTAGGAAATTTATAAGAAGAGATGCCATTATCTTCATACCAATTTCGGCTTGTATCCATTAAAACAACATTTGAACCACCAAGCTCTTTGATTTTTTTACCAAGAGCTCTAACTCGTTCTGCTTCACTGTAACCATTAGCGCATGCACCAGGATCGCCGGCGCCATGACCACAAATAATATAAAGTTTAGCCATATGCATCATCCTTTCGTGTTAAATTGCTTTCTTCGAGCAGCGTTTAAAGCTGCGTTACGACTCATTAGCGATTTTTTACTCATCTTCTTAGGGGGTTCATTCTTTATACTACAAACCTTGATTAATGTAATGAGTCTGTTTATATGCCATTTCTGGCATTCAAATGGGATGTTAAAAGAAATCATCCAATAATATATAAGTTCGGAAGTTATTATCTCTCTGCTCATTCCCCTGCCGCCTCTAGCTTTATCTTTTGAAAAAAATGTTGCGGTCATTGGGGATTCTATATACTTATTTATTTGTTCAACGTTTTCTTTGGTCAACGCATAATATATTTCTGGATCAACATTAGGTGTAATAGTCATACATCTTATGTAATCTATAGTTTCTTCATCAGTTTTCTTCGCATCTGTTAAGAAAGGTTTACACCATTTTGATTCCCATTTTGAAAGAGAGACGAGGGAATGCTCCAATTCCAACGTCTTTTCTTTTATGGAAACAAATTCTTCTTTTCTTTCGTCCCATAGTTCAGTCGCAGGTATTGTAATTCGAAGCATTCCTTATTCCTCCGTAATAATCTACTTTATTTATTAATTTGTCCTGGAATCTTTGGAGCCTGTTGCTTCTGTAGTTCTTTACTAAGATCCGCAGGAATAATACCATTGATGAATCTTGAAGCTTCATCAGCATTTTCAGCTAGTTCCATAAATAGAATTGAATATGCTTCAGTTTGAGAGAAGGCTTCTCTTAGCTCATCGCTCTTCACGAATCGTTTACCATCTGCACTCTTTTCGCCATAAGCTTTAAGAATGAGATCTTTAAATAATTTGATTAGCTGCGGAGCATCCTGGGCGGCAACGATCTTATTAATTGACTCTGCTAAGCCACCAACTGTGCTCATTTCCATTTCCATAATTTCTGCTTTGGTAAGATTGAATGAGAAGTCCTCGCTTCTTTCTACACCATTATAGTCTGTATATTTGATAGTTTTTGTTAACATTTTGGTTTCTCCTTTCGGTAATAAAAACAGGCCTCTCCCGTAAAGGAGAGACCTTAGATTAATAATTTTTAATAGATTAAATAAATCAGCCTGATACTACATTTTTGCCGATTAACGTAATGATTTCATTAGGCATAAGAAGAGTAGGTTCTTCATTTTCAGAACCAAATAGCTTATCTTCTAGAGACTTAAGCTTATTCTTAGCTTCTTCTGTTGTAAACTTGGTTGTATCGATAGTGACGCTAGCGGTTTTCTTATAACCAGTAATTTCTACTGGAGTTGTTGTAAGTTCCCAAGAGAATGTGATAGCTTCTGGACTGTCGTTAATTGTAGCGTATGCTTTCTCAGAAGGAGAAGCCTTAGCACCATAAATGATATGAATTTTATAACCATAATCGTTAGCCTCTGTGTCGTTACCTACAACGGTCTTATAAGCTAGGCCGAAAGTTTTACGATTCTGCTGACCAATAGTAACGCCAGTAGCAACTGAAGCAGAACCATCACATTCTGCGAATTCGTCAGGATATGTATAAGCTTCAACTGTAGCACCTAGTTCCTCTACGCTGTATAAGTTTAGATACTTAGTATCATCAGCATATAGTGGGCTTGCTTCCGCACCGGATGGACTTTCTGTGATACCTGTGATACCGTTCCACGCAACACCGTTGCCATATTTTTTACCATCATGAACATATAAGGCACAATTTTTGACACCAGTTTCGTAAAGATGTTCGCCTTCTTTGTCCCATACTAATTTAGACATAATATTTGTCCTCCTTTTAATAATATAATGTAAATACATCATGATTTAGATTGTCTGCCACATAATGTCTATCAAATCGCACATAAGGTAACTCAAACATTTTATCTATGATAGGATTATCTGGCTTCTTATCTATCACAATTATTTCATATGATTTTTTATTTGAATACACATTGCTGTTCGCAAATGTACTCTTTATGTTAGTTTTAGAGTATCGTATAGCAGGATACTCCATTTTGATTGTTTCAGGGGATTGATAATAAACATGATTACTTCCTAATAGCTCGATTAGCTTCGCATGCAATTTCAATCTATCAGCCATTATACAACCCCCCTATGGTTAAAATTATTCTAGGGTACTGGACTTCAACATCTGTGATTTTCCAATTAGAACCCATGAATGTAACATAACGCATATTGCCGAGATTCTTGGTGGCAAACGGATCTGCTAATATGCTGATACTATTAGACAAAGTAATGTTATCATTAACCCCTGATGAAGGCTGAAACTTTTTAGACCAATTTCTAATCGTTTCACCATAATAATCATGCTCTGTGATGCGATCATCTTCCCAAACGCCAGGTTCTGTTTCCATGGTTTCAGCAAAACCTATTTTTCCATACCATTTGCCCATTTTGAATCTCTCCTTTTATCAGCCTGATACTTCAGCTTCCGCAACTGGTTCTTCAAGAGCAATAGCTGAGAATGCTTTTGTTAATGCACCAGATAGTCTAGTTTCCATTAGATACTTATAGTTATTGAAGTCAATATCGAAATCTTCAAAGTTTGTGATTTCGCCACCCTTTGTGGAACCGATCTGATAGTCACTCATGTTTACAAATAGACCTAGAAGCTTCTTAGTTTTACCATCAGAAGTTGTACGTGTCTTACCTTCGAACTGTTCAACTGTCTTAATATCAGCTACATTTAATGCCGCTGCAAGATCAGACTTTGAATCATAAATTCTGCGGCCATTTAGGTCTCTAGCTAACAACATAACATTTAGAAGATGTGGTGTGCAATAGAAATCTAGACTACCACTACCCTTATACTTTTCACGAGCATAAAGAGCTGCAGTAATGATAGCTTCTGCGTAAACATAATTTTCGCCAAAATTAGCGGATGTATTAGAGCCCTGAAGTTCCTTCTTTGCTGCTGCAACATCAACATCAGCACGAATTGTGTATAGATCTTCATCTTTCCAAATAGAACGAATATGAGTTTCTTGAATCTTGCCTTCGTCGCCTTCTTCTCTGCCATCACCAATAAGAATAGCTTTAGCAATTTCTTCGTTCAATGCCATACGCATAATTTTGCGCTGATACTCTACTACATCGAAATCAGTGATATCAATAATATCATCTCTTTCTAGTTTATCCTTAACATAAACTGTCTGAGGATCTGTAGTTCTGTTCAACAGCTTTAGATTAGCAATAAGCTGCTTTTCCTTAGTCTTTTTATAACCCATAGCTCTGATATCTTCTGCTCTAACATCAGCATGTCTTGTTCTGATTCTACTGATAGGACTTTTATGAGCTTTGCTTAGAACAGATTCAACCCATGTCTGGTCTCTAGTGAGCATCTCTGGAGCACCAGGATTTGTTAGTTCGTATTCTGGGAATAGAGTTTCAATACTATCAATACCATGCGCAAGATGATCTTCAGCATAAAGTTCTAGAGCTGACTGGAAACTACCAACATTCTTAGATTTGGCAAGTTCAATAATAGCTTCCTGATCGGCATGGGTTAGAACATTCTGTGATGTCTGCACATCGTTATCAAATACGTTATGTTTCATATCTTCATCGTCTCCTTCTTCATCATCTTCTAAATCTTCTGGTTCTACACCAGCATCCTGTAGTGCTTGACCGATCAATGCATATAGAACCTTAGTCTGTTCGTCATTGAAAGTGTCAAGAACGTCTTGAACTGTTTTTTCATCGCCCTTATCGTTAGACTCGGGAGTCTTATTTTTCTCTTCCTTCATTTCTTTTTCCTCCTTTTTAGCAGAACTATCTGAATGATAAAGCACTAATGCACTTTCGTCATAGTTCGCATATAATCCGTCTTCTTCGTCGTCGCCGTGAGCCATTACAAAATCAATGTAAGCTCCCGGATTAGCGCCTGCAAGAACTAAACTTAATTCTTTAATACTGCCATGAATAACGTCGCGTCCAATCTGTTTAAGCTTATTAGCATAAATAGATAAAGAACGAACGTCGCCATTTTTGACAAGTTCTTTGGCATGCTGCCCTGATTCTGTATCATTGAATTTGCAATAGGCATAAACGCCTTCATCTCTGTTTTGTAAAAGAGCGTGACCCAAAACAGCATCAGGGTTTGAATGATCGTGATTATATATTAATGGAACGGTTTCGCCATCATTTTCAATAAACGCATTCTTTCGAATGGTACGTCCATCTCCACATAATAGATCATTTCTGGTGGCCCAACCACTAAAATCATAATCCATTTTGATTTTTCCTCCTTATATATTAGAAATTTGTGTGTTTAATCCGGATATGTTTCTTCATTATCTGAAAATTCTGAATACTCATCGGAGTTTTCACCTTCACTAGGTTGACTAATGTTACTATTTACCAGTTCATCCGCTTTTGGATCATCTGATGGTTTCATACCGATTATTTGCCTAAATTCGTTTGAAGTTAGAATCTCATTTCTAGTGAATTTATCGGCCATATCAGCTATGTTATTTAAAGGAACAAGTTTGAAAGGATCTCTAAAAGCCACTATTGATTGACCTTGTGATCTGGCCGTTTTTGTTAGAAATTTTCGTTTCATTTCATCGATAATGGCTGATATTATCGGTTCAATTGTCCTATTATTATAGTTAAGCATTGTTTGTTCGTCGGCAGTTCCATCCAAAACAGATTGTGTTATTCCAAGCTGACTAAATAATTGATTAGTCAATGATTCTATTTGCGACAACAAATTATTTTCTACACTTCTATTAAGTTGAGTGATTTTTTCGGTACCGTCAGTGTAAGCTATGCCATATTTAGATCCGGATAATTGTTTTTCAATATCTTTTCGCCTATCTTCAGCTTGCTTTCTTCGAGCATCCGTTTTTATAACGTAAGGCAACTGAATTATCAAATCTAATTTACTAGAAGCCGTGTTTTCATCTGTCACATCCAATAAACTTAATTTTCTAATCAAACGCTGTAAAGTCGAATTCGGCTCATTCATTACGGAATAAAAAGGATTTTCAATAATCGCAACATTAGACTTCGCAAATATTAATTCTTCTTTGTTACCCGTCCTATCATTATATAATTTAACCTTCACATGAGATGGATACCAATCCACTATTTTGCCAGTTCTCAAAGATAATATATCATAGGAATTAGTTTCTTTAGGATCGGCGTTTGTATCTACTGGCACTATTGCCACACAACCTTCATCGAACATAGACATTACCACGTCTTGTATAAATGATCGACCTGTTTGATCTATATTGGCAGAAGTGTTTAAACACTCATTAAGCCCAGAATCAACGTCGGATAAATATCTACCCTCGTCATCCAATTTACAATGTTTTATTTCGATTGATGATATATCGATCGCTAATCTATTATAGACAGCCGTTATAATCGAACGATCATTGCCTCTTGCCAACCGTGGACGATCCGGTCTGTATGAATAACTAGAACCTATATCAGCTCTAGTAGTAGGACTTCTGTTTAAAAACGCATTCCAGGCGCGTTTAACTCTTGTACCTATGTTTATTTCCATTTTGATACTCCCACTAGATATTATTTACTAGATTTAGATTTAGATTTATTTTTCTTTATCGGCTTGCTTTCTTTTGTTGCAAACTTCTTATAACTAATCTGTTCTCTTCGATATCGTCTACCACCACTAGCATATCTACTTGTAATGTATGCCGCACCAGCAATAGGAACGCCCAATGCTGCTGCACCAAGTCCCATAGCAGCTACTCCAGCTGCTGTTCCTATAACAGCGGATAAAGCTGTTCTTCTATAGTTTCTATTTCTAGCGATTCTATAGCGACCGGCTTTAACTTGCGCCTCGTTTAATTGACCTGTTTTTCTATCTGCTATTTTTTGCAAACGATGGGCTTTTTTATTTAATTTCCTATACTTGGCAAAACTTCTAGTTTTATCAGCCTTTCTTATAAGATTTTGCGACTTAAAATAACTTCGTGCTGCGGAATTACCAATATCAACTGGGCCTTTCTTCTTACTTGGCATGTTTGCAAAATCTTTCTTTGCCTGTTTTTTCTGTTGTCTACGAACGCCCCATTTCATACCTTTGATACCGTGATGATAAAGTTCATCATCCTTTGTTTTTATAATGTAATTAGTCATTATTATCCTCCTTATTATTCGAAAGCTTCTCGGTTAAGCTTAAATGCAACATATGCATCCATCATAGCCGCAACTGCATCGATTTTTTGTTCATATCTTTTCTTATATAATTTACGATTACCATTAGTATCCTCTAATGTGATACAGTTACCCATCGCAAATGTCATCAGTTCTTCATCAAACAAAAGCATTCTTTCTTCAGCAAGTTTCTTTAACTCTCCTAGCGGAACAGATTCTGTTTTGGAACCCTGGATTACTTTTTCTATGCCGAATGGTCCGTTTTCTCGTTCCCATCTTTCGACAAACTCTCTCGCATTATATGGATCGAATCCAAAGCAACGAACATCATACTCAACTCTAGAAATATGATTATCTAGATCTTCATAAACTTCCATCATATCTAGAACAGTGCCAGGCATGATTATTAAACTTCCTTCTTTGATGAATTCTTCATATTTCATTCGCATGGCACCTGGTAATTTCGATAATGTAAGTTCAGTTATATAATTTCGAGTTTTTACTCCAAAAGCCCCACTCGATAATGGAAACAAAAATGTAAACGCACAAAAGTCGTCACCTTGAGATAAATCTCCTCCTAATGCACAAGGCATACCCCAATAGTCTCTTCTTCTATGTGGTAGTGTTTCTTCATATGTAAAATAGTATGTATAACCTTCCATAGGTAAACCAAAACGTTTTGCCAGGATATCGTTTCTTGCAGCTGGATTCTTTTCTGCTCTTTCAACGTCAAGCTGATATGTTTCGTAGGAAACTGTTTTTCCAAGGTTTGGATTGGCTTTCAACCATTTGGATGGATCTGATACTTCATCTATTGAATCAAGTTTGTACCACCAAATAGCGGTATGAGGAGCATTGTATTCACCTTTAAGTATACTCATTAATTCCATTTTGATTGTATCGCCACTTCCGTTACGAACAGTACCTTCGGAACTAATAGCTAATATTAGATAGTCGTCATTCTTACCACCGCCTTGTTCTTTAGCAGCACCTTGTTCCAACGCACCTATGACGTCTTCTCTTATATCACCAGACAACCATTCATCAACTGTCGCTACCTTAACTCGTAAACCTTGTAGTTTATCGATAGACATAGGCCTTACTTCTAATAAAGAACCTGTCAGAAAATTCTGAATTCCTTTTTTAGTACTAGCCAATTTAACACGATTAGCCTTGGAACCTGTGGTATTCTGTAAGGAACCTTCTGTTAAAAATTTATAAAGTGGTCCTCTAGATCTAGTGATGGCAGTTCGTATTGGTGACATAACTTCTTCTGCCTGCGCCATTGTTGGCGCTGTTGTCACTTGATGCGTTGTCGCTGGATCGACATTTAGAAAATAATTTTGAATACATGATGCGAACATAGACTTGGCCGCACCTCTAGCTACTATTAAATAAAATTTTGTAATTAAACGTTTTTTAATAGTTCGAGTTTCATAGTGCCCGCCATGACCATCTTCTGAAGGGACATAAATACTTCTATCTACAAAATAATACCAGCCAAAGATTTGTTCAGCCCAAAGTTTAAATGTGTCAAGTAAATGCAAATCTTCGCCATCAGTTAGAGTTAGTTCATTCTCACAATATCTAATAAATCCGTCTATAGCTTGATTGTCATACCAAACTCCTGGATTATCAATAAGAGCATCTACTCTATTCATTTCCATTGAAATTTCTTCGCATACAGGTATTTCACCTCTAATTACAGCATCTCGAAATTTACCGTAATATTTAGGGGTGGCAACATTCGATAATGCCATAAAAATCCTCCTCGCTATTTACGTATAGCCAAAGCTGTTTCTACATATTGCTTTCCGGAATCAGCATTACTATTTACAAAATCATCAGCAGCTTCATTTTCATATTCTTCAACTGCTTTTTTCCATCTTTTATGTTTGTTCCAATTCTTAACAAATTCATCTTTATAGTCTTTTTTAGGATTCTTTAGATCATTTATTTCTTTTTTTAGTCTTAATTTCTTTGCTTCTTTTTCTAGACCTTCCAAAGTATCTTTTATATCCAATCCTAGATTTTTCTTTAATGCTTTTTCCAAATATTGTTTGCCAATATTTTTGGCAACTGGAGCTATAACGTCTTTACCGATTGCTTTGATGAACTGTTCTCCTTTCGACACTTTTTTAGGAGTTAAAGAAGAAATCTGTTTATTTAAATCAAGATATTGCCTTTCCATTTGAAGACGATTGATCCTACTTTTTAATTCATCATCGGTCATATCCTTAGCCGACTTTATAGGCTTTTTCTTCTCTATACCAGAAAGTTTATGAGAACTCTTTTTAAATTTTTTAGAGGCCAAGTGCCTTTCAAAATTCTCTCTAGTTCCATATTTCTTTTTTCCTCTAGGAGTCAAACTACCGTCTTTATTCTGATATCTACGAACGCCCCATTTCATACCTTTGATACCGTGATGATAAAGTTCATCATTCATTAATCTCACCGTCCTTTATTTTCGAGTCATATCATTTTTTAATTCATCAATATCGTGCCGAACTATTTCGAACTCTTTTTCTAAAACAGTAGTACGTTCAACCACTGAATTATGCTTTTCTACTTTTTTTTCTAATTGTTCAATTCTATAGCTTGTTAACTTTGTACTTGTCAATATGCCGCCTAATGTTCCTATAAATGTTCCAGCCAAAGATAAAACAGCAACTACAATAGTTGTGACGTCCATTGTAATCACTCCTTTTGAGAATCGGCATTTATGTTTAAACGCCATTCATACTCGTTTATTGATCTATTCATGGCATCCATCACCGAAGAGCTTGTAGGCGGATCAAAAACCATTTTGACTTTCAAATACACATATGTTTTAACAGCTTCAAGATTAGAAATATTTGATAATAAATCATTCCAAGTAGTAGAATCATCTTGGATTCTCATGCCTTCGGAAGGACCAACTCCGATTTGTGTCAATCCCATCAACACCGAGTTAATATGTATAATCAAATCCTGATCGAACTGCTTATACTCTTCGGTAATACCGAGCAGCTTTTTAATAGATGTTAATACACTATCCATGATCATCATCCTTAACTAAGTGTTATGTACTTTTTCATGCAATAACCTTCGACATCATTCTTTGTTCTTACTTGATAGAAATCCGCTGGTTCACTTTCGTAGCGAATAACACTCACTTCATCGTTCTCGTCAATTACAGTTAGCACTTCCGCATCAATCCAAGGATTCGAACGAACATTAAGTTTCTTGCAACCGCTTACAAATCCAACAAGAACTTCTGGTGTTTCAACGTCTACCGGTAGCACTTCTTCAACATTAACTGTTGTTTCTTCTACCTTATCGATTTTTTTTGGTTTGCTGTAATTAGTATGTTTTGCCATCTCTAATTTCCTCCTTTAGTCTTTCTTCCATGGACACATATCATTTCTTCTACGTGTAACAGGATTTGTGATTAATAAACTTTCATCTCCGTAATGAATAGCGTCGTGAGTATTTTTCACAGTGCTTATTAAATACTCAGGATTTAAAAGAAACTCAGATTCATTTAAAATATCAGCTTTAGATATTGGATTCATATGATGAACTAGTATTTTACCTCTGATCTCTCTGTCTTTGATAGCGAGATCAAATCCGCCATCGCGAATAATTACATAATCTCTAATAGACCGCCATTTAGCAGATCTGTAAAACATTTGATTCAAATATCTATCGAATCCGAATGTCTCTTCTCCAACATTGCCATTTAACTTCAAATAACGATAACGTTCTTCAAATGTTGGCAAAGTAATTAATTCTGAATATGTTCTAATATTCATCCGAATCTCCTTGACCTGAATAATTTCTCATAGCATTAATAGCTTCCGCATATAACTCTTCTATTCTACCCACTGATTGAAGATTTTCTGTTTTAGCACGTAATAACTTATTCTCTTCTACTAGTTTCTGTTTTTCTAATTGTTGCTTTGTGGATCCCAGCTTTAGAAAATGCGTTATTACTTGAGAAGACGCAGTTCCTTCTTGTAATTGCTTCTCTGCTAAGTCTACAGCCAAAGATATCATCTGATTTTCTCTGGCTTCGGGTGTTAAAGCAGGTCTGATTTTATTAGAAGAGGAATCTTTATCGTCTTTTTTACCAACTTTTTTCATGCTTTTTATCTCCTTTCTGCTATTTAGACACACAAACAAATATGTTTTTATCGCTTTGTGTATACTTTTAGGCTAGTATTCTAAGGAACGTATGAGCCATATAAGAACTTAATATTTGAAAGGAGAATATATTTCATTTAAAGAATGCAACGTAATGATTGTGGACTAGAAAAATATAAAACTCATACGCTCCTTGGAACACTAGCTCCAACAAAAAGTTTTTTCAAAAATATCCCCCGGGGAATTTTCGAGG